GCAGATAGGGCGGTACGTGGACCGGCAGCGGCAGGCGGGGCCGGTGTGGGAGATGCAGGGGCGCGCGTTGGCTGAGTTGGGCGTGGATGTGGCGGCGTTGTGGCGGCGGTACGGGGGTGTGGAGTGAAAACATCAAGCGACTATGCCCCCTGTGTGCGGATTGACGCCAACGGCAACATGCGGCGCGGCAACGTCAAGGCGGCGCTGCTGCTGCAACCGGACGCGGCACGGGCGGCACTGGTGGAGCGCGGCGTTGTGTATGTGCGGGTGGAGGATGCGGAGGCGGTGAGGCGTGGCGCGGAAAGCTGACTATAGCGGGATACGTCCCGACGTAAAGAACGCCAACAAGGGCACCGAACGCGGGCGCTATATGGTCGAAGCGTCCCTACGCGAGACAGGCGCGGGGCGTTCCATCCTGCTCGACAAAGACGGGCGTATCATCGCAGGGAACAAGACGTTTGAGGCTGCGTCCGACATCGGCTTGCCCGTGCGTATCGTGCAGACGGACGGCAGCGAACTTGTGGCGGTACAGCGCACAGATTTGGACCTAGACGACTACACCGGCACGGCGCGCAAGTTGGCGTATTACGATAATCGCACGTCTAGCGTTGACCTCGCGTGGGATGTGGAGCAGATACTAGCCGATGTGAACGCAGGGCTTGACCTGTCGGGCTTGTGGTTTGAGCATGAACTAGACGGGCTACTCAACGGCATTGCGGGCGAGGTGGTAGACCCCGCGCAGGAGTGGCAGGGTATGCCGGAATTTGTGCAGCCCGACACTATGCCGTATCGGACAATAAACGTGCATTTCAACGACGATGCCGCAGTACAGGACTTTGCCCGTATTATCGGGCAGGACTTAACCGACAAAACTAAATATGTTTGGCACCCTGAGCAGAAGCCGCAGAAGCGATTAGATGTGCAGTATGTGACCAATGAATCCTAAGTATCCGGTTTACATTATCTCCAAAGGGCGGGCAGATTCGCGGCTTACTAGCAAGGCGCTAGAAAAGATGCACGTACCGTATCGCATCGTTATCGAGCCGCAAGAGTATGCGCAGTATGCCGCAGTCATTGACCCCGCCAAGATTCTAGTTTTGCCGTTTAGCAATCTCGGTCTTGGCGGTATACCTGCGCGTAATTGGGTATGGGAACACTCTGTCAGTGTCGGCGCAGAACGGCATTGGATAATGGACGACAATATAAACGGCTTTGTTCGTCTCAATCAGAACAAAAAATATCGCGTTAACGATGGCACAGTTTTTGTGGCGATGGAAGAATTTGTAGACAGGTACAAGAATGTACCAATGGCGGGGCCAAATTATCGCTTTCTCGCCAAGCAGCGGCAGGCAATCCCGCCATTCTACACAAACAGCCGGGTTTACTCCTGCATCTTGCTTGCCAACAACGTGCCGCACCGTTGGCGTGGTAGGTACAACGAGGATACGGACTTAAGTTTGAGATTCCTAAAAGACGGATTCTGCACGATCCTATTCAATGCCTTTCTCGCTAACAAGACGGCGACTATGACAGTAAAAGGCGGCAATACCGAAGAACTATACAAACTCAACGGGCAGGCTGACGGGCGTCTGCTTATGGCGCAATCCTTGCAGCAGCAACACCCCGACGTGGTAACAATCACGCGCAAGTGGGGGCGCTGGCAGCATCAGGTAGACTATCGCCCGTTCAAAAATAACCGGCTGATTCGCCGCCCCGGTGTCGAGATACCGCAGGGCGTTGACGATTACGGGATGCGGTTGGTGCATCTGGACGATGGTACGGCTTGAACATCATGGCACTGAACACAGCGCACGACGCAATAGAAGCGAAGCGGCTCGAACTTGTGGCCGCGTTGCGCCTGCGCGGTCGTACTCAGCGCGAGATACAGCAAGCGTTAGCGGGGCAGATGTTGAACCCTGCAACGAATGAGCCCTACAGTCTGGGCACCATCAACGCCGACATTAAGCGGCTCGAAAAGCAATGGCGCAAAGCGGCGGCAGACACGATAGGGGAACACAAGGCGCGCCAACTGGCAGAGATTAGCGAAGTTAAGCGGCAGGCGTGGAACGACAAGGACACCGGCGCTGTGCTGCGTGCGCTTGATTTGGAGGCGAATATACTCGGCACGAAGGCGGCGGTAAGGCAGGAGGTAAGCGGGCAGGATGGCGGGCCATTGCAGGTAATCATCAAGTATGCCGACGTTGACGACGCTCGGTCCTGATATTGGGGTGTTCCGTGGCTATGTGTTCGGAGTGACTAGGGTACAGGCGCAAGTTGGAAATGTCATTATTGCGGGGATTGCCGTCAATATGGTGAACAACTTCAGTAGGCTCAAGATAACGCCCCAAGTGTTGCTCCATAACCAAGCGATGCTCAAGGATGTACTTTGTTCTACTGCGCGTATCGGATGGGTGCGGGTGATTGTCGGGAGCAACAACTAACGTGTATCCGTCTTTGCGAATCTTGCGCCCGCCCTTCCAGTTTGCGCATTGTTCGCCGCGCTTGCCGTACATGGGATTGTCTGCGCCCTTGAATCCTTTGCCGTACATGGGATTCTTGTCGCCGCTAACGTCGCGGCTGTATGACGGGTTGGCGTCGGTTAAGTTACGGGCAGTCATAGAGCAACTACGGGAGCAATACTGTTGGTCAGCCTGCGACGGCGGTAGGCGTTTTGTCTTGCCGCAGACGGCGCAAGTGACTGTTACCTTTGTATCTTTGTGGGCATTTGCGCAGGCTGCGCAGCAAAACTGCAAGCGGATTGACGGGAATGTTTCATACGTCTTGCCGCAGTGTTTACAAGTTCTTGTTACCATGTTTCTCTCCTGTAGAACTGGTTTGGCTCACTTAAACATTATACCATACGGTAGGCGATTATGCAACCTATAATACTGACGTTGCCCCGTCCACACCCAGGGCAGGAGGAGGTGATAAGGACGTGCGCGAGATTTAATGTACTCGCGTGCGGTCAACAAAGCCGTAGATTTGGCAAGACGACACTCGGCATTGACCGCTGCGTTACGCCCGACGTGTTGCGCTATCCGGTGGGGTGGTTCAGCCCGACGTACAAGATGCTGCTAGAGGTATGGCGCGAAGCGTTGCGCCTGCTCAAGCCGATTGCCGTGCGGGTGTCGGCTAGCGACCATCGTATCGAGAACATAGCGGGCGGCGTGTTGGAGTTCTGGTCACTCGACAACCCCGACAGCGCACGCGGGCGCAAGTACAAGCGCATCATCGTGGATGAAGCGGCAATGGTCCCCGACCTCATGGACGCTTGGCAATACGTGTTGCGTCCGACGTTGGTTGACTATTCCGGCGATGCCTATTTCTTGAGCACGCCCAAGGGGCGCGGCGGCTTCTGGCAGATGTTCCAGTGGGGGCAGAATCCCGACGTAAGCGAGTGGGCATCGTGGCAGATGCCTAGCAGCGTCAATCCACGCTTGGCACAGTCAGAGATAGATGAGATGAAGTCGACGCTCCCCGAGTCGGCATATAGGCAGGAGATTGAGGCGGCATTCCTCGAGGACGGTGGTTCAGTCTTCAGGAATGCCGCCGCGTGCCTTACCGCACCGCTGGATGTCACACCGGAGCAGCACGCCGGCCATGCCCTCGTCATGGGCTGCGACTGGGCACGCGAGTCGGACTTTACTTGCCTATCCGTGGGCTGCGCAACATGCCGTTGCGAGGTGGCGCGCGACCGCTTCAATCAGGTCGACTACCATGTGCAGACGCAGCGCCTACGGGCCCTGGCAGAGCGTTGGGGTGTGAAGAGCATCCTCACCGAGCTGAACAGTATCGGCCAGCCCGTATTTGAGATGCTGCAGCGCATGGGTCTGCCAGTGGTGGGATTCAACACGACCGGCACCACAAAGCCACCTCTTATCGAAAACATGGCACTGGCCTTCGAACGCAGCGAATGGCAATGGCAGGCAGATCCAGTGTGGACGGCAGAGCTGGAAGCATACGAGCGCACGGTGAACCCCACGACCGGCCGCAGCAGCTACAGTGCGCCGAGTGGTGCACACGATGACACCGTTGTTTGTAGAGCGCTGATGCTCTGGCAAGCACAGCGGCACATGACGAGCTACGTGGATTTTGTGTAGATGTTGATAACCGTAAATATCATAAGCGATCGGTTTACCGTAAAGGTAGCTTACGTAAATGGATTACCCCCTAGAATGTGAATTCTAGCAAGTAATGGGAAGCGGCGGTTAGGCGGGCAGTGTAAGGGGCGGCATGGTGTGGGGGGAGACATTCAGCATGGCGAATTTGACGAATAGAGAGCGCGAGATTGTCGATTTGCTGGCGCAAGGCAAGCGGCTCACTGAGATTGCCGCTATGCTGCAAATGTCTTACAGCACTGTCACTTGGCACGCCCAAAACATCCGTGCCAAGACTGACACGTTGTCCACCTTTGAACTCGCCGTCAAGGCTGCTCGCACGCCGCGCTAAACCCATAGGTTTCCCCAGGACAATTTGATTAATTTGTTGCTACGCTGGGCGCAGTAGTCTTTTTTTTGCCTATAGGCGGGGCGGCAATGGGCTTACTGGATAGACTTGTGCGGCGGCTTGGATACGAGCCCATCAATTACTATGCACTAACCCCGAGGGGCGGTGCTGGCGCGTCTAAGTCTGTCCCCCTCACCGACCCGCCGGCGTTCCTGCGCGCTGAAGCAGTAGCCGAACAATACAGCATCCCCGATCGCAGCTTGCCCGAGGCACAGCTAGAGCTTTACCAGCGCCTGACGTGGGTGCAAATCGCCGTGTCGACCGTGGCCAGCATCGGCGCTACCACGGCGTTTAACGTTATGGCGCTGCAAGGCGAGGATACAGCCGACCTGCCGAATCACCCGTTTGAGTTGTTGCTGCGCCGCCCTAACCCGCTGCACAGCCGTGCCGAGTTCCTTGAGGGCACGCTGGCATACTACGCGCTGACCGGCAACGCCTATTGGTGGCTCAACATCGTCGGCGGCAAACCCGCTGAGTTGTGGCTGCTCCCCCCGCACAAAGTCAAGCCGGTGCCGGATGGCCGCATGTTCCTGCGCGGCTATCTCTACGACGCCGGCGAGGGCGACCCGATTCCGCTGGAACTGTCGGAGGTGGTGCATTTCCGGCGTTTCCACCCGCTGAACAGTTTCGTCGGCTTGTCGCCTATTGAGGCGTTGGCGGTTGTGGCGACCGGCGACATGGCCGCGCAGAAGTGGAACACCAACTTTTTCAACAAAGACAACGCCAAAATCCCCGGCATTTTGTCTTTTGCCGACCCGATACCAGATCCGGATTGGGAGCGCATGAAAGACGGCGTGCGCGAGCAATACGGCGGCACCAAGCGCAACCTGATGATGCTGCGCGGAGCCGGTACGGGCGGCGTGCAGTGGCTTGCAACGTCGATGTCGCAAGCCGACATGCAATTTCTTGACGGGCGCACGTTCACGAAGGAAGAAATCTTCGCCATCTACGCGCCGGGGCTTTCGTCAATGCTGGCAGTCAACGCCACGGAAGCCAACAGCGTGTCAGGCAAGCGCACGTTCATTGAATACGGCGTGTGGCCGCATTTGGTGCGCATTGCCGAGAAAATCACGAACGACCTGCTACCACTCTACGGCTCTAACCTGGTAGGCGAGTTTGAGGACATACGCGTTACAGACAAGCAGTTGGAGCTTGCGGAAATCTCCGCTTACAGCCAAACGCACACGGTTGACGAAGTGCGCTCCCGCTACTACCAGGATGAACCGCTTGGCGATGACCGTGGCAACTTGCTTGTGACTGAGGTAGGCAAGGGGCTTACACCTGCCGACCCTGAAGCGCAGGAAATCGGTAAGGAACTACAGCGGCGCGCGTTGGAGGCTCCACAACAGCAGGAGCAAGACACCGAGGATGCGGCAGACGAGAGCGAACCCGGCGACGATAACGAGGATGCGCAGGAGGAAACGTCACATGACAACATGGGGCAAATGCAAGCCGAAGGGCGGCAAGGGGAAACGGGGCGGCAGCAAGAAGTAAAGGCGCTGCGCCGTTGGCTAAAGAACCGGCGCAACCCGGACCCGCTGAAGTTCAAGCGGCTACACCTGTCGGCAGATGACGTGCTCGACATTGCCGCGGACATGGGCATAGGGGAGGCAGACACGGAACAGCCCCCTTTCACCATGACGACCACGGATGGGAGCAATACCCGTGAGCGCTGGCAGGCGGCAATCAAGGCGCTACAACTACAGTTGGACCCCGGCGACGATGACGCGGCAGAACGTGTGTACGCTGAACTGGAACGGCGTGGCGAGACAGCAATCATGCGGGCGTTTCGGGAGCAATGGAAGAACCTGTTGCCGCCCAACGCCGAAAGCATGAACCTGGATGAACTCATGGCTTACGTGAACGCACGGCTAATCGAGCAGCAACCGGCAGTGGACGCAATCGCGCGTGTGCTGTACGACGCCGCCGGCGCGGGCGTGAACGTGGCGCTAGACCAGTTGGAGCGCATCGGTATCGGGTTTGACTACACGCTTGTCAACACGCGGGCGCAGACGTGGGCACAGCAGTACGCGGGCGAACTTATCCGCGGCATCAGTGACACCACGCAGGCGGCAGTACGGCAGGCGGTGGAGCGTTGGTACGGTAACGGCGAACCGCTGTCGGCACTGGTTGACGACCTTGCGCGCACGTTTGACCGCAAGAGGGCGCGGCTGATTGCCATGACGGAAACCACGCGGGCGGCAGCGGAAGGCAACCGGCTTGGATACAAGGAAAGCGGCGTTGTCACCGGCTTGGTGTGGAAAACGGCGAATGATGAACTCGTATGCCCCCATTGTGGCGCACTAAACGGGGCAATCGTTAGCATCGACAACGGGGCATTTTACGACGAACTGCCTGCGGAGTTGCAGAGCAAGATTAAGCGCCGGTTTGAGACTCCCCCGGCGCATCCTGGTTGCAGGTGCCGAATTTCGGCGCAGGTGATAGGCGTTGGCGAAACGGTGCGACCGGCGCAGCAGCAGCAGGCGCAAGTGCAGGCGTTGCCGGAAGTGGCGCAGCCGGCGCCAATGGTGCAGCCAGTACAGGCGCAATCGCGGGTGTTTGTTCCTGCCACCGATAAAGCAGAAGTAGCTCGGCGCATGGCGGCATATGTCAACAGTTATGAAATGACTGACCTATCGCTAGACAAACAAAACGCCATTCTCAAGACAGTTGAGGATGTGTTGGGTGGCAATGAAATCAAGATTGAATCATTAGCCTACCAGAAAAAAACCGCTACGTCTTACGGTGTGGCGCGGTCAAGAGATAAGAAAATCGAAGTCGAAATACAAAAGACGTTCCTAAGCAATCCAGCAAAGAAGCAAGACGAGCAGAGTGCACTTTGGGGCAAACAGAAAGCGGAAAACATCGCAAAGTTTACCGCCTATGTGAACGACCCGAAGCGGCACGGTATTCTCGATTACAACCAAAGACAACTCGCTTGGTGGTCGAAGGCTCCGCGCTGGTCAACGTTCCAAGACGCCAATGTTCCGATTGATGCTGTTGTGCGTCACGAACTCTATCATGCTGTAGATTTTGCCAACGAAATCAAAACTGGATTCAAGCTATCGGATAGGCTCGTTGCTGAACTTGACGCAATGGGAGTAGATCGCAGCGATTGGGCTTTGGTGTCGTCTTATGGAGGAAGCAAACCAACCGAACTATTTGCGGAACTAGGAGCAGCGATTGACGCCCGTTTAGACGTGCCGCAGGTGTTTATCGATGCCTTTAGAAAGGTGGTGCGGTAATGCAATCAATTCAATGCTTGCAATGCGTCCACTTTGAAGGCGGTACGATATGCCGTGCTTACTTGCAGGGTATACCGGACATAATTTGGGATGGAACGCACGACCACCGCCAACCATACAAGGGTGACAACGGAATCGTGTTTCAGCCCATTACGGCGACCAAAGCGACCGACGAACCAGACGCCTCTGAAGATGTACGGCAGGTGTCAGCATGATCACCTACGGGCTAGTCGTCAATCAGGGGCAAATCGACAAGCTGTTTCGGCGCTTCGAGCATGGTGCGGTGGTGCAAATCCTGCGCCCGCCTATGGAGGCTTCGCTGCTCTCGCTACAAGACGCATTGACGGACTACCCGCCGCCAAGCACGGGTAAGGCGCGATTTAAGACGGCACGCCAGCGGCGGTACTTTTTTTGGGCACTGCGTCAGGGCTTTATCCAACTGCCATACCACCGCACGGGCAAGTTGGGGCAATCGTGGACGTGGCGTATTACCGTCACCGGCAGCGGCTTACGCGGGCAGGTTGGTACGAATCTCAGTTACGCCAAGTGGGTACAGAACGAGGAAAGCCAAGCGCGCATCCATCGCGGCAACTGGCTGACGGACACAGGCGCAATGCACGCCAAGCGGGAAGAAATCGGGCGGCGCTTCCGCGATGCAATCAAGGCGGCACTAGCGGCGGGGCCAAGTGGGGGTTGACATGGAGCAAAACGTAATCGCCATTAAGAGCGACGGCGACGTGTGGGAACTGAACGTGCTTGGCGTGCCGTATGGCGGGCCAAACAACGGGCGCGACTCGGACGGCGAGTACTTCAGCGCGCAGACGAAATTGTACCTGGACAAGTATCCAACCGTGCCCGCGGTGTACTACCATGGCTACGACGAGAACGGCGCGCCTGCCAGTGAGCCGCAAATCATCGGCAAAACGACAGGCTACGAAGTCAAGCAGGACGGCGTGTGGTTCCGGGTGGCACTCGACCAAGCAAACGAATACGCGCGGCGTGTGTGGGAAGCCGCCAAAAACGGCATAGCGCGTGCATCGTCGGGCAGTATCGCTCACTTGCGGCGGGTGGCGCGTGACGGGCACATCACGCATTGGCCGGTGGCGGAACTGAGCATTTTTGACGCAGTAGGAAACCGGCAACCGGCGAATCAGTACGCCGTGGCCATGCCGGTGATGAAAGCGGTATATGCACAGGCTGGCTTAGTCCTGCCTGACGACATAGAGGGTGAGGACACAGCACAACCGGAGGCGGGCGCAATAGGCGACGAGCAAAGTGCGCCCGCGGTCAAGGCTGACGACACTCCCCAACAGGACACACGTACAGACAATCACCCGATGGAGGGTAAAGACATGACTGAGCAGGAAATGCAGGAGGCCATCGCCAAGGCGATTCAGGCCAACGAGG